TCGTACAGTTCGTGTCGCTGCCGAACTGCACGTAGTGGTTGTAGGCGACCACGGTGACCGCGGAAGCCACGCCGCCAGGAGGGCCGTTGTAAACCGTCACGACGGCGGTGCTGCCGCTGGCCCAGCTACTGCCGCTGTGATTGGCAATCAGCAGCCGCACGCCGGGGGACCGGCCGCCGTAGTCGGGGCCGCCCAGGCTGGGCCTGTCCGGGTTGCGCTCAGCTAGGCGGACGGCCTTGCCGATCCGCTTGGCGTCGTTTTCGTTGAAGCCGAAGGCGGTCACAGGCTACTCCGCAAAAACGACGTACCGCAGCGGCAGGGCAGTGCCGTAGCTCTTGGCCCCGATGGTGATGGTCTTCTCGAGCGGCGCGACCGCCGGCTGGCCACGACGCAGCGAGACGAACTCGTGCAGCGTAGTGCCGTCGTACTTGCCCAGGGCGATGTAGGCCGTGCCCGAGGTGGCCGTCGAGAGATTGCGGAACGCAGCGTAGCCCGCAGTGACCACGTCGCCGAGCGACAGCGTCTCCACGTTGGTGCCGATCTGGACGATGCCACCCGCCGAGCCCTGGACGGCCTGGTCAAACTGCAGGCCAGACGTGGCGAAGCTCTCTTCGTGATTGCCGTTCTTGCACCGTACCGACACGGCGACGTTCAGTTCATTGGCCATTGCTTGCTCCTAGATGCCACAGTCCGAGAATATCTGAGCCATGTTGACCTTCTGGTACGGGTACAGATACCGCACCAGTGGATCGCTGCCGATGGTCAGCTGGCCGCCGTTGCCGTCGAGCGGCACGGGCTGTCCGACCGGGTTACCGGCCTTGTCGAGGATGGCCTTGCGGTCGCCGCCAACCACTTCATTAAACCCAGCGTCGAAGTACTGGATTTCCCACAAGTCAGGCTTGTAGAGAAACTCGATGCTGATGGTCCACACGTTGTTCTTCTGGTCGTACTCGCCGTTCCATCCGGTCATGCGCACCGAGTACTCGGGGCCGCCAAGGAACTCACCGTTATTGCAGGTGTTCGTGTACCGCAGCAGCTGGTCGAATCGCGGGTTCAGCACCTGCGTGTTGGTGTAGGTTAGCCGCACCAAGGCCGACTCTTCCTCGAGGCCATCCACCGGATCGCCTGCCGAGTTGCGGGCCGGCAGCTGCCCCGCGTTGCTGAACGCCGGCACGTCGTTAAGGTCAGACCAGCCGAGGGCGGGCTTTGTCACGCCCTGCGTTGTGATGGTGATGCGTTGCCACGTCGTGGGCTCAATGCCCTGCGGCTCCGGCAACCCTTCGCCTTCCGGCTTGGCGTCGTAGCGGACGCTCATCACCACGGCCCGCTCGTTGTCCTTGTAGTGCGACAGCTCGCGGCCGTTAACCACGAAGGTCAGCCCACCTTCGATAACCTCGTCGTCGATCTGCGGCAGCGGACGATTGCCCAGATTTGGCCAAGAAGTTGCGTCGTCCAGAATCTCGCCAAAGGACGGGTCTTTGCCGTCCGCAATGACGAGAAACTTTTGCGTGGCCGAGTGCTGCTTGGTTCCCTTGTCGCCCTTGGACTCGGACAGCTCCAGACTTCGCAGTAGTCGTGCGTCGATAAGTGCCATGGTTACACCGAGATGGTCGCTAGGCCGATGCCGCCACCCAAGCCGGCCAGGCTGGCCTCAATCTCCTCGAGGCTCTCGGCCGACTGCTCGGCTGCATCGGCCGTGCGGGCCTGGTCCTTGGCACCCTCCAGCCGCGGGTCGGCCCCGCGCATGATGCTGTTCCGAAAGGCTTCGCCTTCACCCGTGCCGACGACGATGGCCTTGAGTGCTTGGCCACTGGCGGCAATGGCAGCGCTAATGCCGCTGCCCGCAGTTTCACCAGCAGCTGCGCCGGCGGCGGCACCGGCTTGCTGCATTTTTGCGGTGACGCTGGCGAACTCGGCATCGAACGCCGCGAACGGGTCCGACATGTTCCGCACGCCATCTGCGAAGTTGTCGGCGGCAGCCTGTCCCCAAAGCTCGGCCTCGTCGCCGGCGGCAGTGGACAGGCCCGAAACGGAGTCGGCAGCGTTACGAAGGCCGGACGACAAGCCCACGTCAATGCCGGGGATCGCTTCAGCTGCGTCCGCCATCGCGGACAGCATGTTGCCGATAGCCTCAGTGACAGCAGAAAACGCCCCAAGGGCTCCAGTGATGAACACGCCAAGGAACGCGGAGAGCACCTGGAACGCGCCGTAGAGGAACGTCACGGCACCAGCCACGCCCCAAATCGCTTGACCCAAAGCATTGGCCAGCGTTGTGGCCATACTCCAACCGCTCGCGTTGTCGGCAAAGAACTTCACAATCAGGTTGGCAACGGTCGCAATCGCGGGAGCCAACTCAGCCAAGAACTGATTGATGAAACCTTGCGTCACCAAGCTCAGCCTGCCCATGGCATCACCCATAAGCGCAATGCCAGCAACCTGGTCGTTTCGCAACTTGACGCCAAGGTTTGTCATCAACAAATCCATCTCGCCAATGGCGGTGCTGCCTTGGCGGATGAAGTTCAACAAGCCCTGGCCACTCCGGCCAAAAATGTCGATGGCAGCAACAGCCTGCATGTGCGGAGGCAGGGCAGCGATTCTTTGAGAGATAAGCTCAAACTGCTGGGCGGTTGAAAGACCGGCCATGTCGTTCATCGTCAACCCTAAGCGCTCAAACGCTTTGGTTGCACCTGGCGCGCCGCTTGCCAGTTGACCCACCATCCGGGACGTACGACGCAGCCCGCCGACCATCATCTCCTGGCTGGCACCAGCTTCTTCTGCCACCTTGCCGAGTACCTGAAGTTCGCCGCTGGCAACGCCAAGTTCTTGGCTTAAATCATCAATAACTTCCAGCTCTTTGGCCGCCCGGCCAAAAGCCGCAAAGATGCTGACCAGGCTTGTGAGGATCAGCAGCGGCGCGAGCAGCGACTTAACAGCCACGCTCAACGCCCTAACGCCAATGGCCGCCACCGTGGCCGAGCGGCCAGCCCCGACAAAGCCGGCCGCCATGGCCTGGAGCCGGCCTCCAATGCCCTGAGCCTGCCCGGCGAATCCGCCCAGCTGCTTACTGGCTCGGCCCAGCCCAGCGGTGAGGCCGCCGGTGCTGGCCGTGATGGAGACGTTGACGCGGCCGAAGTTCTTGGCGGCCATGGCTCACCTCTTGGCCGACTGGAGAATGCGGAACATCTCCTGCGGCGTCTGGCCACGCTTCGGAACCGGCATGAAGTCGTGCGGCTGCATGGCCGGCTTACCCTTGGGACGGTTGCTGTTGTAGTTCTGTGCCATGAGCACCGCGTCCCGTAGCCACTCGTCGCCCCACGGCATCAGCTGAAAGGCGGCCATCCACCGCTCGAGCTGCCACCACGGGATCTGGTCTGCCAATCCTCCTGGCCCTTCGACGTTCCACTCGCCGAGTTGCAACGCCAGCCGGTACAGGAACAGCAGCACCGGCCGGCTTTCTAGTTTTTTGCGGCGTCCTCCAAGGCGTCCGTGTTCAGCCCGTTCAGCTTGAACCCGGCGTCCACGATGGCCTGCACGCTGTCGCTGTCCAACTCGCCGATGGCGTCGGCGTCGTTGTCCGTGAACATCCGCGTGCCGTCCTCGTTGACGGCCAGCAGGGCCACGACCTGAGCCCGCACGTTCCGCAGGTTCACCTTTCCGGGGATGCCCCCGGTGACGATTTCCTCAAACCGGTCTCGGTCCCGGGCGGTGAACTTGGCCACATGCACCGTGCCCAAGCCCGGCACCTCGACAGGTGCCCGAGGCCGCACGTTGCGCTTGGCAAGAATCTCCTCACGTGTCAAAGCCACAGTCCGCGCCTCCTGCTGCTTAGATGTTGATGTTGCCCGACAGCTTGATGGTCAGCGTGCCGGTCATCATGTCGTCCTTCGGGGCCGAAGCCTCAAATGACGATGCGTAGCCAAACGCACTCCACAGCGCCGTGGCGGTTCCGCCGTTGGCAAAGTAGATGTTGACGGCCTGGTTGGTCGCCACGTTGGTAAGAAGGTTGACCGGGTTAAGCGCCGGGTCGTGGTGAATCTCCAGCGACAGCTCGCCCGGGTCGTAGTACTCGCTGGCGAGAAACACCTTGCCGCCCGTGGTGAGCAGATGGCTGGCATCGACCACATCACGGCTCACGCCGCCGAGCGAGACGCTGTTGACCTTGTAGTGGGTCGCGGCGCTGCCGACGATGCTGCCGAACGTAACGAAGGTGCCCTGTCCGATGTCTACTGCCATAGTCTGAGCCTCCTTGCTCAGGGTTCTGCGTATGTAACCTCGACCGAAAGATCTGTGCGATAGACCGGCAGCTGCTCGCCGCTGGGGGCGATTTCCTGCTGGTCGTCGTCACTCCTCACGACAGCCAGCCGGATGCGGTCGGTCCGCTTGTATTGTAAGGCGGCCTTTACGGCACGCGCGAGGTTTCGCACCTCGAGCAGGGTGGTTGAGATGCAGGAAAACGTGTACGTCGCCCGGATCAGCGAACCCGGCCCGAGGGAGTGCGTGAACGGGTCTTTGAGCTGCGTCTCGCGAGCGAACACGATGCACGGGAACGCCGTGCCCTGCGGGGCCTGCACCTGGTAGATGCGGCTCCCGGCCTGCATGGCGATGTCGGCGTCGGCGGACAGCACCTGGACCAGGGCCTCGTCAATGTGGGTGACGGTTGGCATTAGCGGCTCCCGATCCGGCGGATGGCACGGCGCTCTTCTTCGGCGATAGCCTTGCTAAGGTTGTTCTCCAGCTTGCCGACGAGCTGGTCCTTGAGCCGGGGAAGGTTGGCGTCGGACCACGCCTGGAACTTGCCCGTGCCCT